TATAAGGATCGTTAATAATATCATCTTCTGATTTTCTAGCGTACACACGAACTACCACCTCTTCGTCTGCTGTTGGGCGACGAATGATGGTAAGCTTCTTATTATTAACATCCCACGTGAAATTCAACTGACTTGCAAAAACACGTTCAGTTGTTTCTAAAAACTGATTATAGAAATCCCAGGTTGCTAATCCACCAGCCCTATTTGGTTGTAACAAATAGATATTGTAGAATGCAGCATCTACCGGGTCAAAGTTTACCCCACCATTAGTATATGCACCGACACCACGGCGGTATAGACGTCTCACTTCCTGCACCTCATCTGGCAATGTATATTCAGTAACGTCCCGTGTAATGTGTAAAAAAATATCTTTCTCAAGATTCGCTCCATCTGATTGCTGACGCAATTTTTGGACACCAATCGTAATCGCTAAATTCAAGTGCTCTACGTCTAATTCAACATCAACCATTTGCGAACCGAGCGCTAGCTCGATTTGCTTCATTAAAATAACTCTCGGCGTAATTTGTGCGGACATTCTGTATCAACTCCAGTGATACAGTTATTTATCAATACTCCCACGCTTCTCCCATGCTGTTGGCTACAACCATTACGGTTACATCATCTAAAGCATTGTGAATATCCAAATCTCCCTGAATCACTATCTTTTCAGCGACATCATCCATAATCATAAACTTGAATACTTCGTCCCTCTGAAGATTTTCTGGCCATATCCCAGTCTTCCAAATCAAATACTTAAGATGAGGTAGATCCCATGATAAGTTATCACACGCAATAATGCATTCACCGCGTTCTTCGATCCATTTTGTCATCTTTAATGCACATTCGTTTTCAGACATAACATACTCTCCACCCTTCAAGAACGGTAGAACATAAGATTTAACGAAATCAGAACAATCTTCCAATGTATAGCTATCGTTGAGTTCGGCATAAAAGAATTCACCATTCTCATCCATTAAAGCAATACTGATAAGTTTGTTTTCCGGAATTAAATCCGTAAACTCTGTATCTAAGAATAATTTCATTTGTCAATCCTTAATATAACATGATGCTCATTGAGCTTACCTTGGCACGGTACATCTAACGTGCTCAGATCCTTTAAAAAAGTGCGAAGCTTTACTTTGCTCGCCTTCTTAAACTCTGCTAGAGTCTCGGCGGGCTTACGTACTGTTTTTTCTGCAGATTCAGACGAATAATTCTCTAAACTTGCGCCTTTAACTGTGAGCCCATCTGCATCAGCTGCTTTATACTGTGCGAGCTTGCGTGTCTTTGTATTATACACCCAAACTTCTTTAGCACCTAACATTTGAACTGGTGGCAGACTAACAATACCAAGAACGGGATCTTCCTTCTTGTATTTGATTTTGGCAACAACCTTTTCTTCGGAGACTGGCTTCTTCTTTCTTGGTGCTCTTTCAATTTTAGCAATCTCTTGCATCATGTTGCAAGATGCAAGTAAATTTTGAAAGAAAATGTTAAATTTCTTTAATTCTGGACTAGTGAAGTTAACATAACCTTCAAGTAAATCTTTATCTTTACCTTCCGCTGCTTTTGCAATTTCAGCTGCTCGTCTTTCAAAAAATCCGTACATAAATCTCATATGCGGAGCCTTCATACCTAAAGATTTAAATAAATTAACGAATTCTTCTACAGTTTTAGGAGTTGCAGTTTTCCTTGCAAGGTAAAAATCATCTATCCATCCCTCAACTTCGCCCGCCACTTCCCTCGTCTTTTCGAGTAGCCGGTCCTGGATGGTGATAACCACTTTAGTATTCTGTCCATTGGTTCTTTTATGCTCGGTCCCCACTTCCTTCTTAATCGTGGGCGATGAAGTTTTTTCCTCGACAATTATTTTCTCCAGAGCAGGTATTAATCCTTTAAAGATCTCGTCGGGTATATCAGCCTTATGATTTAAGACGTACATATATTTTCCGACAGTAGAAAAACGATTCTCAGAAATATCGTTAATCTTATCTAAGAACTCATGTTTTGGATTAAGAGTTTTTAAATACTTAATTACTTCCTTTTTCAGATCAGCCTGAGAAAGTTCGTAATGTGCATACATAATGGCGCCCTGATAATTCGCCTTAAAATTCTTATTTGTTTTTACAACATGTTCGAAATTAGGCCTAGGCCAGCTAAGATGAACACCTGACGTTTTTCTAGTTGATTTTTTGGTTGCCATTTCATTATCCCTTTGATGCGTTAGCTATTTTAGCCATACACAAAAAGAAACGCAACTAATCTTGATTTAGTTGCGTTTTTAGACGTTGAATGAGGAGAATTTAATCATCTTTAAGCCTCTTCTCATCTCGTTTTAATTTTTTATCTTTAGTTTTATGTGAACCCGCACCACTTGTTTTGGCATTCTTGGCAACAAAATTTCTCGGAGGTGGAGATTTAACAGTCTTCTTAACTGTCTTGCCTTCAAATAATTCAAATAATCTCATACCTACTCCAAGTAAAAATGCAGGGATGGTAGCGAATCATCCCTGCACAACGCCTGTCAGCGTAACACCAATGGTCCTAAGGGTGTTAATATTATTTATCAGTTATTTAATTTTTTCTGACGCAGATAACTTTCGAGCAATCCACGAATATTTTCAGACCCGATTGGATTCTTGCTATGTACGGTATATTTGAAATTTTCAGGCATGGTATTTGTATCCATGTCGTGTTCAATCAACCAAATAGCAAAATCGTGTCCAGTCTTTCCATCATTGTAGTCACCGTAGTAATGTTCCATTCCCAGATCATGGTCGAAACTAATTACATCAGGAAAACCATTCTTCAGAACCCAATCTTTGGCTTCTTCCAAACTGCGAACAATTTGCCAATCGGCACCCCAATGGCCTACTCCACCAATTAGAATCCAATGAACATCCTTCGGATTTCTTTCATCATCAAGGAACAAATATTTCATTATCGACCTCTTGTTACTACTCTACAAAATTTCATCTTCTCGGTTTCATCATCAGACAATTTGGTATTTGTCTTTAAATCCCACCCACCATATGCATCGTCAGGAAATACATATTCACTTCCCATGCATTGATATTGATCATAATTACCACAGGAGCCTGGAAATCCGATCCTTTCGGCAATTGCCCACATGGCCGGCCATGTTCCGGAGTTACATTTCTTTTCACATCCGGAAATTTCTCCTCTCCCTACATAAAGATATCTCACGTGAAATTTACGTGCTTCTTTAAATAGAAGTTGGAGATTATGTTCCAGAAGTTGTTCAAGCTGTTCTGCTTCAACTTGAGAAACAAATTCAAGCAGGCGATCATTCTTCGATCGCTTGACAATGTCCTTAAGGCGCTGGACTTCTTTAAAATTAATCATAAACTATTATACTAGGATTTATCGTCCCCGGTCAATCGGATCTTGGTATTAGCAAGTTCAACTTCGCGCAATACACTTAATCTTTCGTTCTTATCATATCCAATTAATGCCTTAATATCCTTTGGAAAACATGTACCACCATAACCAAACTTCCCATCTGGTCCGGGCACTTCAAGATGAGATGTTCCTATTCTTAAATCTGATATTATTATATTCGTGAATTCTTTCCATGTCTCTGAATCTGGGATTCCGATTGAATCGGAATAAAGATTATATATTTGATTCATGAATACTACCTTGGTCGCAAGATAAGCATTTATCGCATATTTGGCAAGAGCTGCTTCTCTATAATCACAATAATAAAATCCAAATTGTTTAATATGAGAATTATTTCTATAATAATCTTCAAGCTGTTGACAATCATTAAAATTACCGGCCATAATTATTTGCGATGGAGATAAGGCATCTTCTTCCCAGTGTGCCTCTCGTAAAAATTCTGGAGAATAAATATATCGTAGATATCCTGCCTTACTCGCATGACCATCTTCTGCAAATTTCACGTATAAATCGTGAACTATGTCGGGCGGCAACGTGCTCTTTAGCACTACGAGACCATTGTATTTTATGTCTGCTAATTGCTGAAAAATGTTGTAAATTACGTTGGCGTCTACTGTTCTGTCATCAAGTGTGGGTGCGTTGATCGATACAAAAGCAAGACGAGGCATGATATATTCCAAATCTTGTATTGTTGTTTCTGAATATTTTGGATCGATAATTATCGCTTCGGTATTATGTCTAAAAGCACGATGACAAGCTTTTCCAACAAAACCAAACCCGATATATGCTATTGAATTTAACATTTTTACTCCATAAAAAATGGTAGATAGTTGCCTATCTACCATTGTATGTACCTAGGCACCCCACCTAAGTTCCCCGTCCTGCATTATGGATCCTCCGCGGTTACATTCTCGTTATAGCAAGAAGTGCCGCG